GACTTTGATCGTTACTTACGTGGTGTAGGTGGTGCTGGTTCTGATATCGAAGGTTCTGGTGGTCGTCGTATGACTTTGGAAGTTGTTACCCAAGTTATCGAAGCACGTTCTCGTAAGTTACAAGCAAGTTGGACTATCGAAGCAATGCAAGATATGAAAAATGGTCACAACATGAGTATCGAAACAGAAATCACACGTGGCTTATCCGCTGAAATCGTTCAAGAGATTGACGCTGAAATCATCGCTGACTTGTTAGGTTTAGCTGGTACAGTTGCTTCTTATGATGCTTCTACTGCTGGTACTGGTACATATACCCCAACCTTTATGGGTGATCGTTTCGCTAACTTACAAGGTGTATTAAACTACATCGGTAACGAAATTGCACGTAAAACTCGCCGTGGTGCTGCTAACTTCATCGTTGTTTCCCCAATGATCGTGAGCGTTTTACAATCTGCAGCTAAGTCTGTATTTGCTCCTGCTGTTAAAGGTGACTTCAAAGGTCCTAATAACACTCAATTAGCAGGTGTGTTAAATGGTCGCGTAAAAGTATACAGCTACTTATGGAACCAAGCTAACCAATGGTCTGGCGCTGGTGCTAGCGTTTCTGATCCAATCTTATTGGGTTACAAAGGCGGCAACGGTGAAACCGATACTGGTTACTTCTACTGCCCATACGTTCCAATCATGAGTTCTGGTGTTGTTATGAACCCAAATACCATGCAACCTGTTGTGTCCTTAATGACTCGCTACGGTAAAACTAGCTTCGTTAATACCGCAACCAGTTTGGGAAATTCAGCTGATTACTATGGTAAATGCATTGTGACTAATACCCAATTTGCATAAGCCTTTTGGTATCAAAAAACCCTCCTTGTGAGGGTTTTTTGTTGTTTTCAAAAGGTCAAAATACTATAATAATCAAATGAATTACTGGAGACAAGATAATGGAATTAACAATCGAAGAAAAATTACTGGAAATGAAGTTACAATTACTAACACCTTACACAAAATATAAAGATAAACATCAACTCAAATGTTTAGTATGTGGCCAAACAACAGAATCCTCGATACAATCTAGGGTACAAGCAAACAAAAAAAACGGGACAAATGGATGTCCTGTCTGTAAACAAAGTATATATTCAAACGCTAAACAAAAATTTCTGCAACAAATTAAAGATAAAGGATATGATGTAATTACTGCTGATTATGATGGTAATCAAAGCTCGAACGTAATCACAGTTCAACGTAGAGAATGTGGTCATACATTTGATATTACACCAACTAATCTAATACATCGTGATGTTATTTGTCCACTATGTAGTAAAAAGGAGAAATAGTTATGCCAGCGCCAGGTGATATCAATATGTCATATCCTGATATGTTAAAGGAATATATAGGAATAACTCTTTTGGAACCATATAAAGGGGCCAAAATACATCATTTAATGAAATGTGACTCTTGTGGTCACGAATGGTCTGCTACTCCCATATCTAAGATGCAAAATTTCAAAAAATATCCAAACGGTAAAGGCTGTCCTGAGTGTTATCAAAGAACAAGACATGACAAACACACAGATACTAGAATGGAAGTTATTAAGACAATTAGAAATGCAGGTTTAGAAATTTTAACTAATGGGTATGATGGTAAACGTGGGGATATATATTTTACGATTAGAGTGTTGCATCAAGATTGTGGGCATGAATTTGATTTAGGAGTTGCTAATTTTCTGAATAGGAAGTTAACAAGAGACAGCAGTTGTAAGATTTGTGGTATCATCAAACGTAGTGAGCAATTAACCGAAACATCTATTGCTAGACACATTGAGTGGTTAAAGACTGCTAGTGAATGGGATTTATACAAATATGAAGTTGAGTTAGAAACGAGAGCATCATATAGAAAATACAAAGATGTGATTAATCCATTAAATCTTTTGAGAGGTTCTGAAGGTGATATGTATCATTTAGATCACATTATTTCCAGAAGATATTGTTTTGAAAATAACATTCCAGTTGAATTATGTGGTCATCCTGATAATTTGCGTATGATACCATGGCGTGAAAACATAAGTAAAGGAATGAGGATTGTTACTGAAATTCCAATTATTTTTGCAGAATATATGAATGTAATGAAAGATGTGGAGATTGAAGATGACAACGAAGATGATTTGGATATTCTATTTGACTAAATATATGAAAGGGATATTGTACATATGGGAAATTTAACACACAAAGTTTCAAAACATACTGATATTAATGATAAAGAGATTATTGATAAAATTGTGGATTATGTGAATAACAAATACAAAAAGAATAAGCCATCACATATTATTCTTTCAATTGAACAATATGAACAATTATCAAAACATCTTGGATTACCTGATATTTCACAACTACAAAAAATTGATATAAAGGATTTATGATATGGGAAGTTTGACAAAAAAGGTTTCAAAAAAGAAAAAAATAAGTTTTGAATTGGAAGTTAAACGAGTTGTTCCTAAATTGATTGATGTTAAAGATGTGTTACCGCAAGAGGGTAGAATATTTGAGATCAAGTTTCCTAGACCAATTTTCGGAGATAAGTAATGGGAAAATTAACGACTACAGTAGACATTAAGCAAAAAAAACCCTCCTTGTGAGGGTTTTTTTTGTTTTCAAAATGTCAAAATATTATAATACACCATTTTCACTAAACTTTTCAAAATCTAATGGTATGGTAAATAAATGATTCGTCTTAACATAACGGTAACCATGCTTTATCTTCTTACTAAAATCAATAAACTCCTCAATCCCACCCTTCTTCAAAACAGCATCAACAAGCCTCCCAACCAAATCATAACTGTTATTAATATCATAATAATCTATATCCGAACGCACAGACGCTGCCTCTTTCCCCTCGTGTGATATATCTTTCCATTCAATAGGCTTGCTTGAATGTATCAGTAACTCTAATTTTGGACCATCTACACCCATCTTCACCAAAATATGACCTGTATTAGCATCTGGTATATATGCATTAAGCATCGACACTACATGATTAAGCTTGCCTCTCAATCGTTCACGAATCATACGAATAGCATGCTTCTTACTCTCACCAATAATATTATCACTCAATACAAACATAAATTGCAAATTAATGAAAACGTGATTACAATAAACCCTACACTTACCTTCCCCCAATTCTATCCCATAATCATCCAATACTTTTTCATTAATCTCATCCCTCAACATACTTACATATCTATCATACTTACTAATATGTTCATTTAACTTTTTACTAACTTTCCTAAGTTGACTAGCTATCGTATCCCAGTTATAACCCCTAGTATAGTTTTCATAATGTGGATACTCAGAAATTGTTATAATAACAACAGACTTTTTCAACCTTTTACTATATTTTATATAACTTCTAGCAACACCTCTCACCAATTTAAGCGGTGATTGATGTTCATACTTCCACTCAATAATATCATCCCTTAACTGACTCCCTATTACATTAATAATATCATTTCCTTTCCACCAATTCCTAATATCCCTATCAACCATTGTCAATGCCTTGTTACTATGCAAATCACCCCAAGACTCCATCAATACCATTATATCTCTAATCTTCACGTTCACGCTTCCACTACTCTTAACATTATTTATCCAAATCTTGAATATAAAAAATCTGTTCTTTAGTAGTGGGTAAGTTCACTTGATTAAATAAGGGAAAGGAATAATCTATATATGGAAAATTCAATAAAACCGTGTGACGAAATGTATGAATTTAAATTTGAAATAAGACATGAATACAAAATTTGAAATATCTTATTTGTTTATAAATACAATAAAAACGTAAATATGAAGCTATCAATCTTACTAGAAGCGCTTAATGTTAAAAAATTAACAGACAATATTAGACAAATAATAATTACATGTTTAGAAAAAGCTGATCAAACACCTCAAGGTCCTGCGTATGCTGTTAATCACAAAAAGATTTTTTGGAACACGCTAAAAGCTATGTGTCGAATAGAAATGGAAGTTGACATTAGATTAACAGATAAAGATGTGGGAACTGCTCACACAAATCCGTTAACGCCGTTAGTTATTTACATACGTAGAGATATCATAGAAAGGTTCGCGAGATATGTTATATCAAATAAAGCTAACAGAGAATATGCAGTAACATATTTATTGTCTATGATAATACATGAAATAACACATTTGAATCAGTTTAGTAGTATTAAAGATTTGCGAAAAGCTAACTATTATGATTCAGGAAAATTGCACTTTGCACGTCATATGGAAATTGAAGCTAATTGTAACGCGCTGTGGCCGAAAATATCCAAATATTTATTAAAAGATGGTGAATTATGGTTTGATGCTAAAATCATACATCGTTGTTTAGTTAATTTCTTTGATGCACAATATGACTTGGATTTTGAATTTATTCCAGACAACGTCAAAAAACAGTATTATCTGAAATTATACAAGGTGTTGCAAAATACTAAAGGCATGCTCCCACAACATAAATTACAAATAAATGATGTAGTTGTTGTATATTCTGATCCAATCGAAGAAACGCCATCTCATTTAGCACCATATATTATAACTGATATAGATGGTTATAAAATAACAGTCGTTTTAGCTAAATATAACATCAAAACATCCGAATATGAACCAATTGGATTAACTAAAAAATTTGTAAATAGGATGTTTGTTGCACCGTATACCTTTAGGTCAACTGACATGTTTCATGTTTATGATTAATTAACATATTAATGTTTGAAAACATTAATAAAAAGTTCAAGTTGTTTACAACAAAAAACAGGAGAAAAAACAATGAAATTGCAAATCATATTAGAATCGATACATGCAAAAAATATAACTAATATCTTCACCAAATTAGTAGATGAAAGTTTTGAAATAGCACAAAAGAATACACCCCCATTTGAACAAGATGAAGATGGTATTTATATGGATGATCCATCCTTTTATATCGTGGATCTTATTGACAATATGTTTAATGTGTTGAAGTTAAAGGTACGTCATGAATTAAATATAGATTTAAGATTTATGAGACATACTGCCCAAGGGTTTATACATCATTTTCACCCACAATATATATGGCTCACAAATGTTTTGTATGAAAAGTTAAAGCAACAAATAATCAATGATTCAATGCGGCTTGATAATGCAAAAGAAATGTTAATAGAGGTGTTGGTTCATGAATACACACATATTTTACAAATAAAAAACAATTCCAAACTTAAACGAAAAGTATCATACTTTGAAAATCCTGATGAAATTGATGCATTCGTTAGTGGATGGTACAAAACCGTTAATAAACAACTTGGTGATAAATTTGATGCACAGAAGTTCTTAAAAATTATGTATGATGTATTTGAAAAATTTACACCAAATCGTTCCCAAGAAGAAACAAATGTGTTTGATGAGTTATCACCATCTGCAAGAAAAAAATATCTTAAAAAAATGTATAAAGCCTTGACATCAAATCATACTGATAGTTATAGTGAACAGTATTCCGTCGGTGATGAAGTATATGTTTATGATGGTAACCACCCATACTATCTACCATCTAAAGCAATAATTAAAGAAATCAAAAAAGATAGTTTTGTAGTATACTGTATGTATGAAGATGAATCATATAATGAGCAATATGAAGTAGAAAAATGGTGTGTCACAAGGAAATTTAATAAAAGAATAGTTAAAGATAATACCAATATCCCCCACTTACATAATATCAATGATTATTTAAGTAGAGAACATGATGAATTCAAATATTCAAAATAACATTGTATATGCGAAAAATTCACATCAAATGATTGAAAAAAGATATTATTTATTTATTCATAAATACAATAAAGGAATATAATCAATGAAGCTTGTAATTTTACTTGAAAGTCTCAAGGTAAGAGATTTGACTAATAGTGTTGAGCAAATAGTTAAAGTGGCTCAAGAAAAGGCTGAACAAACGCGTCAGGGTCCAGAATATTTCAATCAGTTTAAAAAAATGTTTTGGAATACTATCAAAGCAATGTTAAAAATCGAATTTAATATAACGATTATGCTCACAAAACGCACTGACTCACAGGCTCATACAAATTTAAATAATCCCTTGACGATATATTTAAGTAATAACTTCATTGAACGAAGTACTAACTATTTAAGTTCTGTTTACCAACGATATAAGATACTAGGTACTAAGGGTATTGTAACAACTTTAGTTCATGAAATTACACATCTCAAGCAATTTTCAAAGCTTTCCAACTCCCTAACATCTGTTCATAATCTATATGATGAAAGCATACCGCATCATGAGCGACATTGGGAGATAGAGGCTCATTGTAATCAAATATGGGGAATTGTAAAAGATAAATTACAATCAAAAAATGGTAACATAGATTTTAATATTGGTATTATACACAATTGCTTGTACAGTTTTTTTGATAGATACAATATCGACTTTAACCAAATACCCGAACCAGTTAAAAAACAATATTATAAAAAATTATATAAAGTTTTCACAACAGATACTGGTATAATGCCAAGTAACAGTATTAAAAATGGTGATATTGTTATGATATACTCAGACCCAATAGAAGACACACCATTATATCCTGTTAAATATGTGGTAGTTGATATAGATGGATATAAAGTAACAGTTAACCGTGTTGTATATAATTATGATACCAGTGAATTAGAGCCGACTGGTCCAGATATATTAGTAAATAGAATGTTTGTAGCACATTACTGTATGTTGAAGCATGATATGTTTGATAAAGGGGATTATTTAAAATGATAACAACATCGATTTATAATGAATACTATGGTAATAACACAACATATACATTAATAGGATGTTATGATCATCACTATTTTGCAGATTCGTTGTTATCTCATAATATGATTGATAGTCTTGAACTCAATCCAAATAAGTTCACAATGTGGAATACTCCTTCAAACCTTAAGGACGCTGTTAAGCACAGGGATTTGATTTCATTTAGACAATACTATATTAAAGAATTAATAAAATACACTTCGTATATGATACATTATTCTGAAGAAGAATTAGGCATGAGAAAGGTCATATATTGTGTTGTTGCTGAGCATAATACACATTGGAAACTTAATAAAGAAAGTGAATATTATGAAAGAGGTGGAAGGTGTAGAAAAAATCCATCAGGTGCTCCTCTCAAACAATTTGAAAAGTTTTTTGCTAATTATGGTAATCATTTTCAACCAACTGATTTTTTAGATTATAACGAATCATTATTGTGGTTAAATAGTGAAGAAAGATTTAGATACAGTAACACTAACCATCAATAATACACTTTCAATTAAACTATACATTTTAAGACCTGAAGAATAATTTAGGTATTATGTTTGAACTTACCCACACCTGAAGTAGTGGGATCCACAAAAATTGGTTGTGGCTTAAGCCACAACCAATTTTTGTTGTTGATGGAATTCCTGATTAGCGAATCACAAAACTAATGCAGCCTGAACTAATTATACAAACTGCATCGAAACTGTTCTTTTCTCGTCCAATCAATGATTAATACCGTGTATTACCTGTTGTTCCAATGGTTCCCTAAAGTAAGGATCAGAATCATTTAAGCAGGTGGATGGATCTATTACAACTATAGTTCCATCAGCTCTTTGCATAAAATTTCCCACGTGTAAATCCGCGATAGCTTTTGGTAAATTATTCTTTAAGTGCGACAAGGCTTTATATACAGCCACAGCTAGAGATGCTAAGTCTTGTCGTGGATATTTTGATGCTAATTGTCTAATTGAATCCATAAAAACGTGTTGTTTGTTATAATGATTTTTATATACGTTTTTCATCTCATGGCACAAATCAACTATCATATTTTCATTATCAGCTGTAATGTCATACAAACGTTCAATTTTCACAACATAAAAGTATTTATGTAACTCGGAACGATCTTTGTTTCGTTTATGAAATTGATGTATTGGTTTGGGACTTTTAATAATTTTCGGATAGTGTTTATTTTGATGTTGTTGGACAAAATCAATAAATGTAAGATAAGCACTATCTGTATCAAACACCTTTACCACGTAATTCCAAGATGGGTGAGCAAATACATCACCAAACGCTCCTTGGCCAATACGTCGTATATCGTGGGATTTTAGCAATTCCACAATCTGTTCCCAACTACTTGTTCGTAATTGATGCGTTCCACGAAGATTTTCTAAAATTAGTTGTAAGTTCATCCAATTGCTCTTGTTATTTTGTTCAAATCTGGACCAGATATTGAAATATTACTGTGATAATCAAAGAAAGGTTTTTCGAGTTTGTTATTGCTATATGGATCAGTTATAACAATTGTACCATCAGAACGTTGCATTGCATTTTTTCCATGTAAATCCCATTTTAGTCCCTTACCTTTAAAATTTTGAATAATTTTTATAATGGAAGGTATTAAAGTTTCAAGTTGCATATAACTATATTGTTGCATAAATTGTTTAACATTTTGATTCTCGAATGTTATATCATCAACTACCTTTGATAGTGATAATGATTTTTTGAAATGAACAACTGGTAAATTATAATTTTCCTTGTTATTATATACAGCTTTACATAAATCCATAATAACATCCAACTTGAAAAACATTAAATGCTTTTGGTCTAATTCTTGTAATTTTTCTATTTTCACTATATAGAATTTTTTATTTATAATATCTGATGACCGTTTATGAAACATATGCATTTCAATTGGTCTTGAAATAAATTTAGGATAATGTTTATCAGGATTATCAATTGCAAATTTAACAAACTGTAAATATGCATTATCTGTATCGAATACTTTAACCACATAATTCCAAGACGGATGAATAAAAACTTGTCCCCAAACACCTCTTGACATGGTAATCCCATACTGAGATTCTAAATGTTTGATTAATTCAACCCATGTCATTGAATGATACTTCTTTACACCATATAACTGTTCTAAAATTAATTGTAGCTTCATGGACGAAAATCCGATTTGAAGTATTTAGGTATGTGTTTAAACACATTGGTACAAAACCCTTTTATACCGAATAATCTCCATAATCCAAGAATTGATTGATCAATTTTCTCAAACCATCCTATATTTTTATCTTGGTATATAAATAAAAATGTTATCCCTAACAAAACATTCCATAAAATAATAGATGTAATAATCATTACTAAATTTTTCAAGATGTTATTATCAACATGTTGTTTCCATACTTCAAATGCAACATGCTTATGTTCAATTTCTTCCATGCTATGCCATTTCCATAACTTAACAAAATCTGGATCCATATTATTAAGCCATTTATTGTTAGTTAATAATTCTTCAGCCATTGTTGCTGTGTAGTGTTCAAGAGCGATGGTAACTGCCAAACAAATTTCGTTAGATAAATGTTTTTGAATATATTTTAATGATTTATCTACATAATGTTCCATCTCTAAAGCTGATATACCAAATTGCTGTGCATACTCATTTAATTGTTTATGTGCTAAAGAGTGGTATGCTTCTTGGCCAATAAAAGCTGAAATTTCTTTTTCAAAAGGATCATTCTTATTGTTTGAGCGGTATTGTCTTACAGATCGTACAAAAAAATCTTCTCCACCTGGAAACGTTACAGATAGTGCATTGAGAAAATGCATCATAAATTTATTAGTATAGTAATATTTGAACGGTGTGGTTTTAAAATTGAATTTATTATTTCTTACAGTAATCATAAAATTTAAAATAGTTAGTAGTATTTATTTAAACTGTTAAATACTTAATAAAAAGTTAAAACACATGAAATTACAATCGATTTTAGAAGGCTTGATTGGTATTAAAGGGTTATCTAATTCATATTGGTATGATATAGAGAAAATACTATTAAATAATGGATTTTTTATAGCTGGTAAGGGTTCTCATGCAAAAGTTTATGCCCACCCTCATAAAAAATACGTATATAAGGTTTTCGATAATGATGTAGCTTATAGTTTATATATACAGTATTGTTTACAAAATCAAAACAATCCACATATTCCGAAGATAATTAAGCAACCTTTGGAAATTGTTAAATTCTTCAAACATAATGATACACAGAATAATTTCACAGTTGTTAGAGTTGAACGGTTAAATAACCTTGATGTGAAATTTAGTGAGTTCTATAACGTAAAACTTCAATATAACATTGTTATGTACAGAAAATTTGGTGAATATCAAATTTTCAGAGATCATTATAATCCATCAAAAGCATATCGTGGAATCAATGAATATATTAACGCTTATCCTGAATTTCAATTTAGTTCCGTATTCAAAACTCTGAATGATATATATGATAAGATTAAGTTTTTCGCTGATATATCACCATCAAACTTTATGCGACGTGATGATGGAACTGTAGTTATAATTGATCCTGTTGCTGACCATGAATCGGTTAAAGATACAATGTTTAAAAGTAAATAAGAGAAAGTGGATTAAAAATATGAGTTTAATATCTTTGGATAAGGATTCTGCTATTAAAAAAATTTCAGAAAGATGTAGTGAATCTTTACAACAGGCTGTAAAAGGTACGTGTTTATATTTTGCTGAATCTAGTGATTTAGAGTTTGGTTTAATGCGTCCTGATGTGATGAATTATGACGAAGATGATCGCTATCAATTGCTTCATATTTTAATGGAAAACACAGCGGGGTGGGCCAAATTTCCTAAACGTGAACGTAGTGTAATAACATCAACTTCATCTGTTCCTATGGATAAAAATCATAATGTTTTTATTATACTACCTGTTAATGGGACAAAGCTTGGAATTTGTACTGAAGATGATTTTTATACATCGTTTGATAAAATTGAACAAGAATTTGATGTAAAAGACGCTTATGAATTTGAGCAATCTTTGAGACAATTGTTAAATTGTGTAAATCATTTTGTACATGAGATTGATATTGAGGATTGGACTAATTCTGATGTTATTAAAGTTTGTAAGATGTTTGATAATATCATGACGTCAATGAAAGGTTCTTATAATTTTAAAATTTTCTATGAAACAACCACAGGTAATTCATTAAGAAATTGGTCTAAAAAGACTCCACTATATGATCAAATTTGTCACTTCATGGATCCAGAGTTAAATGGATTTGAGGTTAAAAAAATCACTGAAATTAAAAAACAAAAAAATAGAGAAGTGTGGTTTTCAAATGAATGTTATATTATATCAAAAAACCTGTTTAATGAAATTTTGGATAGTGGTAAACTAGCACATATTTTAGTTGATGATAAATGAAAAAAACGTTTAAGGATTTCATAGCAGCTCGTGAACAGTTAACCAATCAATGTGCTAATGAACCTCATATGAAAATTTCATACGTATCTAAAAAATATACAAAAATAGCATCTTTAGACGAGACCATAAATATTAAACCTAAAGATGTTATAATTGTCGAATGGATCTTTGATCACACCGGTAATGTCACTGGTATTTCACAAGTATGTGTTAACGATACCAATATTAATATTAATAAATCTATATCGTCATTGAAAAAATGGTTAGGTACTAACACTATTTTAACAAAAGATAATTGGTTTGTTTGAAGAATAAGTAAATACAAAAAAAGATTTGAATTATAATGAATTTTCAACCAAACAATATAACAACAGATCAGATTATTCCCGAAATTCTTCAATGTAATTTTAGGTTAGATAAGGTTGATGATTCCCACATTAAAATTTCATGGGATTTGCCTTTAGATAGCAATAATCAATTACATACTGCTTATAATGGGGTGGTTATTATTGCATCATCTTCCCCAAAAAAGATATTACTAACAGATGGACAACAGTATGATTTTGATCCCACAACATCAGTGACAAATCATGTGGGAGATACAGTTAATGGATGTTTGGTTGTGTTTAGTTGTTTTGATAAGGTTACAAATAGTTGCATTATTGAATCAAACATTTCCACTTATTTTTATGTATTTGGATGTAATAGACATCTACAATACACACCGTTTTCAATATCTTTAAATTACGATCAACATACACAGAAACCAAACTTTAAAGATGCAACAAAAGGATATCAGTTACTACAAATTTTAGACAAATCTGTAACGGATCCAATTACATTCAGACCCACACCATCCACATCAACAGAAACAATTGAGATTGATATAGGATTTCCTGTAGAATCTTTTACTCTTACTTATAATGTGTCGGGTATAACATATCAAAATTTAATTGATCAATTTAATACACAGGCAAAAATAACATCAGCAGATTTTGTTAATAATAATCCATATAATATGGGCACTATATGGTTGAGAAATTCGCAAGTATATGAATGGAATGGTTTTGTGTTTTCTCAAAAAACAATCATATCACAAAGCACACAACCACACTTATATGTTGATGGTACTATATGGAAAAATGCTAGTAATTTTAACATACGTTCTAATCCTTCATGGAATCCCATTAGTGTTATTATTAAACCAACTCTCAATGTAACGACAAATACATTTTGGTATAATAACACAAACGTTTATAAATGGGAAGGTAATATCTGGGTCCAACAAACATTGTTTGATCAATTAACGGAACCTGGTATACCAGATTATAACAACCTGGATGGACAATATTGGTTAGATGGCACAAATAACACGTTGTATCATATTGAACAAGCGAAATTAATTAAGAAAAGTGCCATAACATCTGTTGTTGATCCTTTACTGTTTCCTGTTGGTTTTTATTGGATAAATCTTAAAGATGAATTTATTAAAGAATTAACTTTATCTGGTTGGATATCACATACAATAACTATAGGACGTGATTGTATTCCATCAACAATAACAACAAAATTTTACTACGATAAAGATTCTGGTCAATTATTAGATTTATTATTAGATGTTGTTGTGACTGATTTTGTAATATCTCAACAAGATCCACTATTGTTACCATCATATAGCTTATGGTTCAATCCACAAAATAATGAGCTTAAAATAAACAATAATGGAACATGGGTGTTGTGTGACCTTATAATTTCAAATATTAATCCATTAATTCAAGAGGAAATGGATATTGATACTATTTGGAAAAAAGGACCACAGTTTTATGTATACAAAGGATACTGGGAACCAATATCTCCAATACTTTCAATATCAGATCCAAATATAGTTAATATAAATGATTATGTTTTTGAAACATCAACACAAAAACTATTTCAATACACATCTCCTTCAACATATATAGAATTAACATATATTAACTCGAGTATAGATCCAACTGTGATAACGTTAGGAGAATATTGGTTAAATGGAACATCTTTGAGTGTATGGAATGGAATATCATATGTTCCCGTCATATATACAACAAACGATCCTTCTCCTAATATAGGATTTAAATGGTATCAACCATCAACTAATTCTTTATCAGTATGGGATGGTACTAGTTATACTATTACGTCACCTGATTTTGAAATGGAATGGGATAATGGCCTCAAAGTTGTTAATAACAATACAGGTTCAGATAGTGTAATTATATGGAAAAAATATCTTCCTATTGAAGGAGTGTTAGTTAAACCATACATCGGTGGTGATGCAGTAAGTTCAGAACGAATGCAACATGAACTTAATGTTGGTGGACATGAAAATGATTTAACGGATCGTATTAATATAATTGAATATGTAAAACGAACGCTAGGCGCACCAACCAATGTTGTTGAGTTATCAGAAGCACAATTAAATGACTGCGTGGATTCTGCATTAAGAACGTTACGATTATACTCTTCTGTTAGTGTTGATAAAAAAGTTATGTTGATGGAATTGGTACCTAATCAAAGTGTATACTTACTATCAAACAGAAAATTAAATTATCATAAAATAACACAGATCTTACAAATACATAGATTACCATCAGCTTTTCTCACAGCGGTTGGGTCATCGCAAATTTATGGTCAATTAGTGTTACAACAATTATATAGAGCAGGATCATTTGATTTATTGAGTTATCATATGGTAGCTAGCTACATAGAACAAATGGAGCATATGTTCGCTGCCAAGATATCGTTTACGTGGAACGAGCGTTCAAGAGAATTAACAATATATAATGTATCGGGTCGAAATGAAATAGTGCTAATAGAATGTGCTATCGAACGAACAGAAAACGACTTATTAACAGATAGACGGACAGAAGATTGGGTACGTAGATGGGCTTGCGCTGAAGCAAGAGAACGGTTAGCAGAAATTCGTGGTAAGTTTACCACACTGCCAGGAGCTGGTGGTGGCATATCTTTGAATGTTGCTGATCTGATTCAGAAAGCAACAGAAGATAAAGATCGTTGCATGAAGGATATAGATAATTTTATTGTGAACAATGCAGAAGATTTTGGTGGTCGTGCAATGTTCTTATTGGGGTAATTATGGATTTTTCAAAAATACCTACACTTAGTGATCCACAATATTCTCTAACAACAGATGGATTACAAGCATCAAATGATTATATTAATATGCTCATGTTTGAGCATATTAATAGAGGTGGAGCCCCAATTAAATTATTCAAATTATTGGGGTTAAAGGAGCGAGAAACGGGTATAATGCAAGAATATGTATATATATCATCTTCATCTTTGCCGTGCCATGAACCGTTGTTTTTACGTGGAAATACACCTCAATACTATATGTCAAAGGAAATTGGTACAGAAGTTGTGACAAAAGGTTATATTGGTATAGATTGTGGTTATATAAAACTTAAAAACGGACGAAAGTTTTATAGTAATGATGCACCATATCAAATTCACGTGCGTAGTTTCTCACTACAACAAAGTGTTGAACAGAAATCAAGAATCACTAAATGTAAAGTTGAAAGATCAAATAACGGTATTGATTGGAACAGTGTACAGATAATTAACATTCACGATGATGAACTATTACACACTTATTATGTTAAAGAATCATGTTTAAGTCGGTATTGGAGAATTAAACCAATAATTTTTAACGGTAACGATAATGATAGATGGAAAGTAAACAAAATGGTTTTCTCAACACATTCAAATACCGCCATTACTGATATTAATATTGACCATGGAATACTCGAAAACAGAAAAAGACAGTATGCCACTGATTCAATTGATATGAAGGTTGTGTATGAACCGAGAGATGTTGAAACAGTATTTACTGGATTTGGTTTGTTTAATATGAACAAACAGGAAATGGTAATACATTTTGATAGCACTGTGGAAAAATTAAATAGACCAATTGTTATAGGCGATATTATCGAAATGCCATTTGAAGGTCAATATGATTCAGAAATGAAATTAGCTAAAAAACTGATGGAAGTTGTTGATATATCATGGGCCACAGAAGGTTATACGCCTGGATATAAACCTCTTTTGCAAAAAATAGTACTGGAACCTGTAACGGCTTCAGAAGAAAATAAAGATGTTGTCAACATTCTAAAAGATACAGTTGGAAGTAAACTATTTAATAATGTCACTGAATATCTAAATGTAGCTAACACACAATTAATAACAAACAGTATAGAAAACGAAAGTAAGGAAAAGGTACCACAAAAAGGTATAAACAATCAAACTATAGATAGTAAATATGTTAGTCAAAATCATTTATTATATGGTGATGCCTTACCGCCAAATGGTGAAGACTATACAGAAGGGTATTCACTTCCAGCATTGAAGGATTCAACGGACGGGGAATATTTTAGATTACTATATAAGGATTTAGATATCCCTACCAGATTATACAAATTTTCATGTATTAAGAAGAAGTGGATATTCATGGAAGAGGATAGTCGGTCACATCAGGATGTTATCAAACAACCAACAAACGATACTCTAAAAAATGGACAAAGCCCTAGATGAAACCCACATTTATATATTTTTTATGAACAAATTAAACGATATATTCTACAGATAATGGCAGTTTTTGCTAGTTTATACGTACAACATGATGACAAAGAGTTTGAACAATTGGCTGTTAGATACGCTGATGGTGATCGCGTGGCTGAGAGTGCTTTTAATAATCACAATCAAAACGCTGTAATGAAACTACCAATTGCAAAATGCAGGTTACGTGATTTTACCATAGACTTATCAAGAGCAAAAGGTACAAATACAATTAGAACAACAATCATAGCTCCTCCAGGTACGTTACCAGGTGAAGCTAAAACAGCTTATCAAATTCAACCCAAACCCTATAACTTTACACTTGAGATTACAATAACTACGAGTAATATTAATCAAATGTTCCAACTAACGGAACAAATTTGTGCTATATTTGATCCAACTATTACTATTCAAACATCAAACTCCCATATAGATCCAACGTGTATTAATACACTTAAATTGGATAATATAATAGATGATAATATAACTGATGAAAGCACTGACAAAACAAGATATCAAAAATCATTTATGTTTACACTAGAAGGGTATATTTATTCTCCTGTTGACTTTAAACAAAATCTAATTCGTCATATTCAAACAAATATAAGTTTAGTTAACAGTATAAATACTAACTTGAATCTTGATGAACTTACTATTAACGAATTAATTGCCACAATACGTACATCGGATGAAAATTGTGGGCAATAAGTGTCCCACACATAAATACAACCATACAGAAGGAAAAATTATATGGCAATTTTAGTTGCTCCTGGTACAGATGTTACAATAATCAATGAAACATTTTTTATTCCAGCACAAGCCACAACAGTTCCAGTTATTTTTGGCGTAACAGCAGAACAGAAAGTTTTGGAAGATGGTACAACCGTCGCTGTTGGTACAACAACAGCAAATAAAATTCGTGCTATAACAAATATAACACAAAGCCGCACGATATATGGTACACCGCGTTTCTATAGAGACGAGAATGGTAATCCTTTACATGGTGATTGTCGTAATGAATATGGGTTAGCCACATTAAACTATGTGTTGGGTATTACAGCATTAGCCTATTTTATTCGTGCCGATGTTAACACAGATGATACACGAGCAAATTTGTTAACTATTTGGGATAGATTAGTTAATCAAGCTGTTAATAAAATTGAAGCAGATGCTATTGCAAAATTAAATGCGATAAATCTTGCTGCAGGTGTTACAATCGGTAACCCTGCGTATCGTGTATCATTAACTAAAACAGAAGTTACACCTATCGTGCAAAATGCTTTGAATACAATCGTTCATGTATTTTATTCGTTTCGTGAAAAAACAGTAGCAAACGGTTTGGTTGCTGTTAATGATCCTGTTGATGTTGTTTGGACAAACGCTACTGGATATCCTGCTAATACTTATGTTTTCTATAACAATAAATTCTATAAATCTACAGGTACAACACTAACAACAAATATTCCAGGTTCTGCATCCGTATGGCAATTGGTTGAAATTAACTGGAAAAATACCAAAAAAGTATTTCAAGACGATCGTCGTACACGTTCGTTTGATATTTATGATGGTCCTGCTGGTTTCTTGGGATTGCCTAATACTACTGATCGGTTTATTGGCGTTGAGGGATATATTCAAGATTGGAATGATGGCCAAACACCATCGTTAGCAGTAGAATTTACACCTTTAGAACTTAAAACATTAGTTATAGATGCTGCTGATGCTTTTGTGTTAACAAAAGAATTTGGTCGTACGGTTAGTTTAGGAGCTGATGATAGTTCTCGTCGTACGGCTGTCGTAACTGCATTACAAAAAGCTGTTTTAAACGTTCCAGAATTATATGGTGAAAGTATTACATATACAATGATTATTGCGCCAGGATTTCCAGAATTGGTTGATGATCTTGATTTATTGTATACTAATACAAAATCTGAAAATTCTGTATTCGCAGATGGTCCAATGAATATGGATCCCTCCGACTATACAGTGTGGGCAAATGCAAATAGTGCAAGCGGTCTAACATTACCATCCAATCGTACGTTACCAGCTGATTATCCTTCAAGATTACGTGGTGATCATTACTACTATTATGGTTGTGGTGTTATAACTAATATTGACGGTCAAGAAATTGTGGTTCCTGCATCAACCATTGCTTTACGTACAATGTGTTATAGTGATTTGATTAGCTATCCATGGTTTGCACCAGCTGGTATTCCGAATGGATTAGTAACAGGTGTTTCTCGAATTGGCTATTTACGTGGTGAATTAGGAACAGCGACGGAATTTGTAGATGCTCCATTAACTGATGGTGATCGTATACAATTTGCTTTAAGCAAAATTAATGCAATTCCATTTATTGATGGTAGTGGTTATGTAATTTTCAGTCAAACAACATCTGCTGCTGTTGATAGTGAATTAGCATCTATTAACATTGATCGTGGCGTAAAATACATCAAGCGTGGTATTCGTAAAAATAGTAAAGTGTTTTTGTTTAAACCAAATGATCAGCGTACACGTGATCAATTTAAGGCATTTGTTGATGCATTTTTGAGTGAATTAGTAACTTTGCGTTGTTTATTTGATTTTGCTACTTTATGTGATGATTCTAATAACACATCAGAACGTGTAGCTAAAAAAGAATTATGGTGTGATGTAGCTATTCAACCAATAACTGCTGTTGAATTTATATATGTACCAATTACTGTTAAAAAACCATCTTAATGTAGGAATGACTATTCATTCCTATATAAATACTAAAAAAGGAAATTAAATTATGGCAACGTCTTTAGATTTTGGGGTTCCTGCTGGTATCAGTGGTGTTTTACAACCTAAATTAGCACATAAATGGCAAGTTGTTTTTAAAAACTTTGGTGGAAGTGTGGACACACAACCATTAACATCTCAAGTTGTGACTTGTACTCGTCCGAATATCAATTGGGATGAAGTAACTATGCATCGCTATAATGGTCAAGCATATGCAATGTCAAAATACTCTTTTGAACCTGCTCGCTTAACAGTTGAAGATGATTTGAATAGTATCAGTTCAAATGCTATCAAACAACAAATTACACGTCAACAACAATTGATTGGTTCAGGTGCACCGTACCTTGCAACAGCCGCTGCTGGTTCTGAATATAAATTTGGTATGGTGTTGCAACAATTAAATGGTGATGATATTGTTATTGAAGAGTGGTTATACGAAGGATGTTGGATCAAAGGTGCTGATTATGGTGAAGGTGATTACTCAAGTCCGGATATTATGAAAATAACATTAGAAATTCGTTACGATATGGTTCGCCAAAACATCAAACAAACAGGTTCATCTGGTTTAGCAACAGGTGGAGTAGCTTAACAAATGGAGACTAGTTCTCCATTTTCCTTTCTTAATACTAATTGTAAATATTATTATATATGATTAGTTTCAAATGGCTCGTGACATATTTGATCCAGCGCGATATACAAATTGTTCTGTAAAATGCACTACTAATAATACAGATAAAATTTTAAATAATGAAAAAGGACGCTTACAGAAAGTCTTAAACAAAGTAACACAGTTTGATCCAACTTCTAAATATGTTGCTAAGGGTAAACAGTTAATTTCGATATCTAATAAAATTTACGATAGTAAAATTATACCAAGAAAATTTGCTGACGGTATAACCGGGGTAGTAGATGAGTTTGGTGTCAAACCTTTTCTTGATATTACAGATCGTATTAACCCTGAAATGGCAGGTCAAACTAAACGCCAACTTGAAGTTGTTAGCAACTCTTTGCGTGCTGGTAATTTAAAATTTAAAGATGTAGAGAAAATCGCTGGTCAATTATCAACATTGACAAAATTTGCTCAAAACATATTCAACACAGATCCAAACAATATTCCCAATTCGTTAAAACAACAATGCTTGTGTGATGATGTGTTTAATCCTGCAAAATTCATTGCTGATTTATATTTTCCTAAATACACCTCTTGGTTTTGTGTTGAGTTTGTATTTAATAATCACGTGCACAAAATCGATAAACCAGATGACCGATTACCATTATTTGCTTTTTTATGTTTACGCACAACTCGTCCAAACGTGAAATTTGAAATTGAGGAAGTTATGAAATATGGTCACAAAAGTTTTGTTCAAAAACGGTCTGAATATGAATCGTTGGATTTAACTTTCATAGATGATGATCAACACAATTCTCATACTAATTTTGAAACATTATTGCGAATATTA